TACGCCTGGCAAGGCAACCGCTCGGGCCAGGACCTGGTGGGCATTCCCGACCTGGCCGCCCAGCCCCACTTCTCCCTGGGCTTCGCCCTCGACTACTGGGAGGGCAAGGTGCCGGATGCCATCATTGGTGACGCCAAGGCAATCCGCAGGATCATCAACGGCGGCCAGATCGGCATCGACGACGTGCAAGCCATCAAGGCTCGAGTCGTGAGGGCCTTGGCATGAGCCCGCTCAGTCTCTTCAATCCCTGGGTCATCCTGGGGCTCTTGCTCGCGTTTATCGGCGTGGGAGGGGCTGGGTATGCGGGCGGTCACAAGAACGGCGCCGATGCCGTTCAAAACAGCTGGGACCGAGCCGAGAAGAACCGGGCCTTTGAAAGTCAGCGCAACGCGGAGCGAGTCCGCGAGACTGACGCCAGCCTTCAGGCGAAAGCCGATCAGGAAAGGAAAACCAATGCAGCGACTCTGGATGATCTTCGCGCCCGTGCTGAGCGCCTTGCTGGTGAGCTGTCAAAGCGCCCCGCCCGCCCCGCCGAGTCCGCAGCTAACGCTGCCCAGGCTTCCGGACCTCGACCCGATGGTTGGGGCACAGGAGCCGGACTTTACCGTGACGATGCAATGCTTCTTGCAGGGAAGGCTCAGCTCTGGCAAGAAATCCGATTGCAGCGTGACGCCTGCTACCGGGCCTACGGAGAAGCCCAGGCCGAACTAAAGAAGCTCAGCGCTGCAGGCGGTGGGAGAACAGGCTCCCCATGATCTCGGCCTTGTACTGAGGCCCTGAGCGCTTGGCTAGCCGCTTCTCCGCAGCCAGGCGCTTGTAGTAGGCATCGCGCATGGCTTCGGCTTCATCGGTCTTGTTGAGCTTGAGGGCATGCTGATGCGCCGCCGTGATGCGATCCTGATCGGCGAAGCGCAGCTTGTTCCAGGCCCCAGGTGCCCGTCGCACCCGCCAATAGCCTTGGGCGAAGTACAAGACGGGCTTGTGAAGCGCGGCCTTCACTTTGCGCCCCAAGTAGCGGCCCGCAATGCCTCATCGCGGGCGTCGGCTTCCAAGGATTTACGCAGCCATCGGGCTGCTCGGTTGTGCGTCTCAGCCCAACGATAGGCCGCGTCGAGGTCTTCAATGGCTTGATGGAATTCACGGGCTGGGAGATTGCGGGGGTCATGCACCACGTGCCAGTAACCATGCCGTTTGACGAGCCTGATCTTGCGCATCCTGTTTCCACCCTGTGGTGGCACACTTCGCGGCGCCGGGGGTTTTGCATAGGTCGGCGAGGGGTTGATATTGACTCCTGAATTGTGAAGCGATGCCCAAGGCGGCCTTCCCTTTGAGCCCATCGCCTTGTACGCCGCCGCGCGGGAGCTGAGCAGCCACGCAAGCCCGACCCAGACCAAGCCTGCTCCAACGAGGACCAGGAAGGCTGTTAGGGCCATGGCGAGGCCTCTCATAGCAGCACTCGGCGTGCCCGCTTCGCGCCAGGCACGGCCCAAACGTAGCCTTCGGGATTGGGCTGACTCAGGCCGCGCCACTCGAGCTGGTAGCCGACCTCGCCATAGCTTCCCACAAACTTGAGGCCGCCACCGGCGCGCTCTTCATACCACATGCCACCTCCCGTGACGGGATCGGTGGAAGGCGAAAACCAGAGACGCTGATGCTCGTCAGTGCCTTTGACCCGCGTATCCCAATAGCCGCTGCAAGGCGGGATGGCCGTGACCCAGGGTGAGTAACCAAGGGCCATCTCCATCATGTCTTGCACAGGCTCGCGCTGCAGAATCCGCACGCGCACTTTTCTTGCCACCGCCGGCTTTGCCTCGGCGTCTTCGGCAAGGGCTACCCGCTTCCGCGGCAGGCCCGTCAATTCCATTTGTTGAGTCATTTCCATTCCTTTCCTGGTGGTCTCATCTATACCCAGCTCATGCGGACCCTTGAGCCGCTGGGTGCCTTGATGATCGTTGCGTTTCCCGTGAAGCCGCCGAAGTCGTAGCTCCGGTGATCCACCACGAAGATGATGCGCTGCTCCTGTTGGGCTCTATGCGCCAATGACTCGAGCAAGTCCGTAGTGCCACCTGGGCTCAGCCCCTGCGTTGGCTCGTCCCAGACTTCCAGGTTGAGCGCGGCTCCAGTGCGTGTGCGGATGAGGTCGGCAAGGCCCATATTCGCCGCTAGGCGAAGCCGCTGGCCCTCGCCACCGCTCCATGCCTCCCAGGGCACGGCGCGCTCGTTATGGGGCGATAGCACGGTCGTATTGAAGCCGCGCTGAAGAGTCCCCTTGGCAGTCTCTCGATCCACCTGGAAAAGTAGCTCCCACTCCAATAGGCCGAGTGAGGCCACGGCGCTATTCACTTCGATCTCGAACTCCGTGAGGGCTTCGGCGATCTGGTGGAGCCGTATCTCCTTGAAGCCGCGCACCCAGAACGAATAGATGCTGTGCTTTTCACGGGCGGCATCGAGTTCTCGCTGAACATCGCGGCGCTCCTCGCGCAGCCTGGCCATTTCGTGCTCGGCTTTCTGCGCCATCGCGTCAAAGGGATTCACCTGGGCACGTAATTCCTCGTATTCCTCATCCAAGGCTTTGAAGCGCTTCTCCTCCTGAAGGCGGGCGCGGCGAGCATCCGCTGTAGTATCCTCGGCCTTCCGCTGAGCCTTGCGGGCCTCATTCAGTCGCTCGACCTGCTCGTCTACTTTGGCCTGATCGGCTTTGACCTGGTCTTCACGGGCCTTCAAGGTTTTCAGGAGTTGGGTGGCCTGGGCCTTGGCAGCGTTCAGCTTGCCGCTGGCCTTGCGATAGCTTGCCTTCAGCGATGCATCGCTGAGCCGCTCTCCGCAGGTGGGGCAGGGTTCCTTGCCGTCGAGGGCATCGAGATGATCCTCGGCATGGCGCTCGTCTTGCTCGGCGCGGGCGAGGTCAATGGCGACTTCACGGGCTTCGCGCTCCCGTGCCTTGAGATCGGCCTCCAAGTCCTTCAGCGGGTCTAATATGGCGCGTACGACCTCGCGTGCCTTGGCCTCGGCAAGCTCGGCTGCCGCAAGGTCTTCCTTCGTGTAGGAGTACTCTTCCATTTGGTTGTACTCGGAGTCGATGGACTCGATGCGCGTGGCCCGCTTGGCTTCCCAGTCTTCGCGACTGGACTTGAAGTCCGTATTGCCCAGCGCTTCAAGCTCACCCTTGATCTCGGATTCTCTGCGCTCAAGGCGGCGGATATCCATGTCTTCCGTGCTGGCAGCCTTGCTGGACTTTCCGGCGTAGTCGACCCAGCGATCTAGTCCCATGACTTCGCTGAACAGCGCTGCCTTCACGGGAGCGTCGAGGTCCAAGAACATGGGCTTGTTCTGGGCCATGAGGATGCAGTGCAGCCACGGTGAGAACTCGAGACCCAGCCAGCCGAGGAAGGCATTGCGCTGAGCCTTGTCGAGGTCTTCCACTTCCTGGGGAAGGCCGATGGGATGCAAGGTCCAGCTGTTAGGCTTCCATGTGCGCGTGAGCGTACATTCCTCGCCGCTGGGCGCCACGAAGTCGAACTCCACGCGAGTGGCTTTGCCGGCATCCCAGTTGTTGACGTCGGCGGCCTTGAGGCCTTTGCTGGTCTTGCCAAAGACGCACCAGGTGAGAGCTTCCCAGATGGTGGTCTTGCCGGCTGCGTTGCCTTCAAGGCGGGGCTCGACCTCGTTGAGGCCTTGCATGAAGTACAAGCCTGGGGTCTGCGGGAAGACGAACTCCTGGGGCTTCTTGAAGCTCCTGAAGTTGCTTACGCGTAATGCCAAAGGAATCATTCGAGCACCACCCTCTTTCTCGGCGTTGGGTTAGCCGCAGCGAGCGCGGCTCTCATGGCGGCTTCCGGGGTTGGTCCCTGGCCATGCTTGTTGCTTCCAGCGACTCGAGCCGCCCACCAGGAGCCATCGGCTTTCCAGCGAAAGACCCCAGCCATCTGGGAGATCAGGTCGGGCTCGTCTTCGATGAGGAGGGCTTGCCTCATATATTGCACCACGAGCACCCGCCCGCGTTATCCTCTTCCTGCTGTTCGCGGAATCCGAAGGGATCGAGGTCATCCTTTCCGCTGAGGATGGCATCAATATCGTGCGGCCAGATTGGCGTGAGGTCTTGCTCAGGCCGCGACCATTTCACGATGTGGGCAATATCGCCGAGCAATGCAATGTTGGCGCGGCCCTCCGGGTCTCGTGCCGTCATCTTCAAGGACCGAGGTCCAGCCAGAGCGCAGGGGAAGCAGCCCACGCGCTTGTGGCCCATCTTGTAGAGCGGGTTGAGCTTATCGCCTCGCTTGCGGGCGAACTCGAAGACGTCGGCCGTCGACATGCTCACGATGGGCAGCTGAGCGGCCACCAGGGCGCAAGACTTGGGGCACTCGCCACTGATATCGCCCATCTCGTAGAGATCGTCATTGCCGAGATCGCCGTAGTTCTTGCGCCGATCCATGCTCTCGGCGGCGCGCATGCCCAGGTAGACCAGAAGCGTATCTTTGTCTTCTTGCTGGGCGAGCCATCGAAACCACGGACCTGTCTTGAGCTGCCGAGTGCAGAGCCTGGCCTGACGGCTGGGGATCATGGAGTAGTGCAGCATGACGTCGGGCACATCTTCAAAGCGTTCGCTCTTGATATCGATGATCTCCGTTCCGTAGCGTTCGCGCATGTAGTCCATATGCGCGTAGGTCAGTGAATGGTCGAAGCCAGTGTTCTGGTGCACGCCCAGCACCTTGTCGGCGCCGTAGCGATCCACGGCGAGAGCCATGCAAACCTGGCTGTCCTTGCCCCCGCTGACGGGTACGATAACGCGAGAGTATTTCATAGGGTGCCATCCGATTGAATGATGTATGTGAAGCCGCGCACGCGGAGGTAGTCGAAGGCATAGCCCACCTGCCCGTCAACGTCGTAGGGGCCAAGCTCGCGCCATGCGATCTCGATCCCCCATTCCCAGGCCTCATACGCGCAAAGCTCAGCGGCTTCCCAGCGCATGAGGAGGGCCACTGTGGCCTGACAGCACAGGCGGAAATGCTCAAAGGCCGTGCGCTCGGCGCGGAGCTTGTCAATGCTCACGCCTGGGCCCTTCATGCGCTGCCACCAGGTACTCCAGACCTCGGCAATCCAGTAGGCGCGGTCGGGGTTGCGGAGGAAGAATTGCGGTCCGTTCATGATTCAATCACTTTCATTCCAAGCTCAAGTGCGTATCCGCCGAGTTCCTCAGCTTCTACGAAGCGCGTGAGAGCCTCAGCGGGGCTGTAGGATGGCCGCTGATGCGGGCCATTGTGGATGCGCTGAGCTGACTTCTCGACGATGAGTTCGACCCCAGCCACCACGACCTTATTCTCCTTCAGGAAGCCCAGGGCCTCGCGGCGGATGCGCGCCCAGTCATGCTTATCGGCTTCGGCCAGCTCAACGCGGAGCTTCACCTGATCGCCTTCGCGGAACTCATGGCGGTGAAGCTCACGCAGGCTTCCGACCTTCAGCGTCACGCGGCTGATGGTGTTGAAATAGAGGTTGGTTGGACCGCCGCGCTCCAGCAAGATGACTCGAGGCGTGAAGGCATCGCCGAAGTGGACGTGGTACGGGCTGCCTATGTACTCGACGTCACCGATGATCTGCGGGACGTGGATATCGCCGCTATAGACCTTGCCAGCATTGAGGGCGGGCAGCTCTTCGCCATCCATAAGCTGGCCATTGCTGGACTTGCTCCCCTTCACGGTCTGATGCATGAAGAGGTAATCGTAGTGGCTGAAGTCGAACCCCGCCCAGTCCTTGGCTGGCGTCTTGCTGTAGGGCAGATAGAAGGCGCTGGGTCCCTTCACGTCCGGGTCTTCGTAGGGCTCGGTGATGAATTTCACGCGGCCGCCGTCGATGCGATCAAGGAAGCGGAAGTACTCTTGACCCCGGAGGAGCCAGTCGTGGTTGCCCGCCAGTATCTTCACATCGGGAATGACCTGGGACAGCGACCAGATGCTCTGCACGATGCGATTCACGAGGTCAGCGCTATGCCGATCCTTGGCATCGGTCAGGTCGCCGGTGATGTACAGGCTCTTCACCTTCTCGGCCTTGGCGTGCTTGATGAGCCAAGGAAAGAGCGCCCACCTATAGGAGGCGGACTCGCTGTCGACGAGATGGAGATCGCTGGTCAGAAGGGCTGGGTATTGCATGCTTGAGGATCGACAAGAGTTGTTTGAAGGCCGGAGTCTGGATGCCTGCTGCCACTGAGGCCAGCGCATCGGCGAGATGCTCGTTATCCGCCGTGAGCCGCCCGGCTGGGAGCACCTTGCCCTTGCTCCTGCCTTGATGCGGGGCGCGCTTCCATGGAGCCTGGGGCCATTGCTTCTCTGCCCAGTCGATGATCTCGGCCTTGCTGGCGCCCTTCACGACCTTCTTCCCGGCGACCGCGGCCTTCACTTCCATGGGGCTCACCTCGATGATGGGGATGGGGCAACCAGCTAGGACCCCTACAGCAATGCCCAGGCTGAAGGCGGCCGTCGCGCTTTGCGTGCCGCTTGGGATTTCCACGAAGGCCACCTGGACGCCGTCGCAGGAGGCTAGTAGAGCCTCGTGAAGCTCTTGGGCGCGGCGAAGCCTGTCGCTGCTCACCCGCACGGCTTTCCCCTGCTCCTTGGCCGTTTTGGTGAGGTTGAGGGCCTCGCAGCTGATGGCGTCGAGCCCAGGCAGCTTGTCGAGGTCGATGAGCACGGGCGCGAAGCCCATGTTTGAGAAAGCGGCGTCAATGCCGATGCCGTGTATCTTCATGAGCCATCCGGCCACTTGGCGGCAATGTGCCCGATGGTCTTGGGGCCGGTCTCCCAGGCCGTGAAGACTTGGGCAGGAGTTGGCATCTCGTATTCGTAATCCTTGAGCAGCTCACGGGCGCGGTCGATGATGGCAAGCTGCTCCTGGTTCTTGCCTTGAAGCTCCAGCAGGCCGGTCATGCGTTGGTCGATGGCGGCCACCAGAAAGTTGGTACCGCTCTTCTTCATGTTGACTCGAGCCTTGCGCTTCTTCAGATCGGCCAACCCGGAGCGGCAATCGTTGACAATGGTCTGATGATCGCCGCGGTGCCTGATCAGCATGCGGTCGGCTTCGGCGATCAGATTGAGATGCTCGGGCGCGGCCTCCACGCAAGCCATGAAGACCACGACCATGGCTTCTCGGGCCTTCACGTCTAGCGGCGGCAGGAGATCATCGTCGCCGCTTGCATCATAGTTGGCGCGGCGCTCGGCATCGCCAAGGACCTCGTAGGCCTTGTTGATGGAGGCTTGCAGCTCGTCGGAGCCGCCCTCCCTATCGGGGTGCGCGGCGCTGCTCTTGCGCCGCCATGCGGCCTTGATCTCGGCCTCATCGGCATCTTTGGCGATGCCCAGGGTTTCGTAGTGATTCATTTCAGGTTGTCCCCCGCCTTGGGCTTGGCACCAGGTCCGCGCTCTTGCACCAGACGCTCGGAGATGAGGTGGCCGAGTACGCCTTCTTGCTCGCTGTCCCAGCCCAGGGCTTCGCAGAGAGCATTCACGCCACGCCGGGCATCGCGCTTGTCCTTGAAGCCTTGCGTTATCTGACCAACGATGAGGCCATTAGCGCCGAGGATGCGCACATTGACTTCGTGGTCAGCCACGGGCTTGTTCTGGACGATCTTGGTTACCCGCTTGGGACTCCAATAGTACTCGATGGTGGCTTTAGGCATTTAGGCTCTGCTCCAAGTAGATAAAAGAAAAGGGGCCGTGTGGCCCCTTAGATATACCGCGCCGAGATGGATGGCTTACTTCAGCGGCGGCAGACCATGAAGTTTGCGGATGAACGGATCGTTCAGATTCGCGCCGCCCGTGGGCGCGGTCGCAGAAGCCACCTGTTCACCGTTGAGGATCGCCTCGGCGCGCTTGGCCTGGCCGCGGTCCTGGCAAGGAGTACCGGCGGCATCCATGGCGGCCTTGATCTCGGCCTTTTGGCAGAGGCGAGCGCGGGCGGCATCGACGAGGCCAGCAGCGCGGAGAGCTTCGGCGTCGTAGCGAATGTCGCAGTTGTTGTCGGTCCAGGTGGTGCCGAAGCTCAAGCCAATCGCCGCGCCTTGGCCGCCAGCCGAAGAGCTTCCCATACAGGTTCCATTGCTGGAGGTCAGGGGCGCCGCGTAAGCCGTTGCCACTGGGGCACGCTCTTGCGCCGGTGCGTAGACCACATCACCCTTCGCGCCTTCAACTGCCACGCTCACGGCGCCGCCGGTCAGGCTGTTGCCCCCCGACGCGCCCCCGGTGGCCGAAGCCGAGCCACCGGCGCCGCCCGTCGCGTTGCTGCGGTTGTCATTGCGGCTCGACTGGCTTTGGCCTTGGTGCTGGCCTTGCTGCTGCCCCTGGGCGTTCGTGTTGTTGTTGCGGATGCTGTTCGTGCTGTTGCCCGAGCCCACCACCGCGGCATTGCCGCCCGTTGCATTGGCAGCCGCCGCAGCATTTGCTGCTGCATTGGCAACGCCGATCCCCACCCCCACTCCCAGGCCGACTCCCGTGCCACCAGCGCCGCCCTGACCACCAGCACCTCCGGTGCCGCCAGTCGAGCCCCCGCAGCCGTTGGTTTGCTGACCCACGCCGCAGCCTCCATTGCCACCGCCATTGTTGCCGGGTTGCGTGGCATTCGCCGCGCTGATCAGCGCGAAGGCGAGCGCCGCCGAAAACAGAATCTTCTTCATGAAAACTTCTCCAATTGTGAAACCAGGCGAGATTGCCCAGCGGAAAGCCCTCGACGGAAGGCTTTGCGCTGCGGTAATCAGAAGTGGCCGTGAACCAGGTACTGCGCCGTGAAGAAGACGACCAGCGTGGCGCCCAGGGCAGTGGCGAGGATTCTCGTGACCAGCTTTCCGGGTCCGCGTTGCGCTGGAGCCGGGCGCCGCGCCATAGGGGCGCAACGGAAGGGAGGGGTGAGATCGTCCTGAAATCCCGTGTGCTTGCTAGCTCGCATCTCGAATCCTTTGGTGATAGTGTGACGAGATTATATAAAGACTTCAGGGGCCGAACAAGCCCCTGAAAAATTTAGATAGGTTACCTGAAAGCCGGTAACCTAGTCGTCGCCCAGCATGTCGTCCTGAGCCTTGAACATCTCCTCCGTGACTTCGTTCACTGGCTCCATGAGCTTCACGAGATCGCTGGGGCCCTGATGGCCTTCAAAGAAGATGACGCGGCCATCTTCTTCGTGAGCCACAGAGCCATTGCTCAGGAGCCAGCGCCAACCATCCTCAGCGCCAGGCCCTCGGTCCTCGACTACCCGCACAATGCTACCGCTGCGGGTTTGCCACTGTTGATTGATGCGAATGTCTTTGACCATGGCGAAGCTCCTTAGTACTTGCGGGCCTTGGGAAGGAATTCTGTTTCGATGCGCTCCCACTCGCGGCGCACGATGGCGTTGAGCTTTTTGCGAAGCTCAGCCATCTCCTCACCGCCCTTGTTGCGCAGGTTCTGGAGGCGAAGCTTGTAGCCGGCCTTGCTCATGTCGAGTTCTTTCTCCAGCACGGCGGCAAGGCCCACCTCCAGCAGCCATTCGACGCCTGAGGTCACATCATCGATGCCGTAGCCGAAGATCACGGGGTAGTCAGCGCTGCGGAAGGGCAATCCGACCTTGTTCTTCTTCACACGCATTTCCACATCCATGCCGACGATGCGCTCGACCCCCTTGATGGTGCGCTTCAACTTCCCCTTCTCGCGCAACCAGAGGATGTGGCTGGCGTAGTAGTCGAGGGCCTTGCCGCCGCTACGCGTCTTGGTTTCGCCGAAGGTGATGCCGATGGCCTGGCGCAACTGGCTCACGACGATGAGCAGGCAGTCTTGGCTCTCGATGCGCTCGACCAGCTTGCGGAACAGCTCGCCGAGCTTCTTGGCCTTCTGCGTGCCGAAGGTGTTGGTCTCATCGATGCCCCTGGCCATCTCGGCGTCATCGCTGAGCGCATCGAGGCTGTCGAGCACATAGATCAACGGCCGGTTGAGATTGGCATCCAGCACGCGCACCATGTCGTTGTACCAGTCCTCGATGGTGCGCAGTGGCTTGCCGCCATTGAACTCGACGCGGCCGATGGGCAGCCCCAGGGCCTCGGCGTAGTTCTCATCGAAAGCCGACTCCGACTCCGCGTATCGGGCGTGACCATCCTTGAAGCGAATCAGGAAGTTGGTGATGGCCTCCATGGCCAGGAGCGTTTTGCCAGCGCTTTTGTCGCCGACGATGTTCACCACGCGGCCCAGGCAGTAGCCGCCACCGAGCGCGCAATCGATGAGCATGGCCCCGCTGCTGATGAATTCGAGATCGCCCTTGTCCATCGAGGCGAAGTAGTTGGGAGGGCTCGGCGGCAAGTCGTCGCCTTCCTCCACGATGGCAACGCGGCCACGCTTGGCTGGGGCTGGATCGGCTGAAAGCGCCTTCCTCTTTCGAGTAGGCGCTTTCGCCGCAGCCTTCTTAGCTGCGGCCATGCTCAGTCCTCCCGCCGACGACGCGGCGTATCTTCGTCGCGCTCGCGGCGCATCCGGGAGAGGCGGTCCTCGTCCTTGGCGTCGTCTTCCGAATAGCGCGTGCGGCCGCCGCCCTTGGGCGTTTCCTTGAGCTTCATTTCCTCGCAGACCCAGTCGGCCAGGTCTTGCGTGTCCTTGGAGTCCTTCGGGTTGATATCGAGGTCTTCGGATTCGATGAGGTCCTCGAGTTCGCTCTTGGTCATCTCGTGGACCGATTCCCAGGTCGGCGCCACCGGGTCGTCGTTGCGGCTTCGGCCACCGCGCTCTTCGCGCTCGCTGCCGCGGCGTGGCCGATCTTCTTCGTCGCCGCGACCAGCGCGCCCCCGACCGCGATCGTCATCGCGGTCCCTGCTGGGGCGCCGATCTTCATCATCGCGATCCCGCGAGCGACCACGAGGCTCGTCGCGGTCTTCGCCCTTGCTCCGCCCCTTGCCGCCGAAGGCCTTGGCGATGGTGTCGTAGTCGTGGTACTCGAGCTGGTCGGGGAGCGGGTTGTCGATGGCGAAGTCCAGCCATTCGCTCTTGCCCAGCGGCGACGAGCGCCTGGCGATCGCCACGCCTAGGTATTCCGTATTGCGCTTGGCCCCCTTCTTCTCGAAGTCGACGTCGTAGCCTTCTTCGGGATGGTCGATCTCCAGCACAGCGCCGCTTTCCTTGTCCTGGCTGACCTTATTGATATCGCGGTCGAGGGTCCACGGCATCGCCCAGGCCTGGACGCCTTCCTTGGGGTGGTCGCGGTCGATCAGGTAGATCAGCACACGGCGCTTGCTATCGAGTTCCTTGGCGTAGTCTTCGTCGCCGTCATCGCGTGCTCGCGCCCGCTCCTCCGTGATGGGGTCGGGCTTGCCGAGCATCTTGTCGAGGTCGAGATAGCTGCCGCGGTCGGCGCCGACGCCGTAGTGCACATAGACGTCGAAGCCGAAGTGGTCGGCACCCTTCCAGGTCGGCGGCAAGATGCGGATGCGGTTCTCGCCGTCGTTGGGCTTGAACATCTTGATGTGGGGCTTGAGCATCTTGTCGAAGTCCTGGGCGCCCATGCTGGCCCGCCGCTTGGCGCTGTCGGCGCTGCGGCTTTCGTACTGGTAGCCGCCACCACCGCGGCGTGGCCGGTCTTCGTCATCATCGCGGCGGCTGGATCGGCGCGGTTCGTCTTCATCGCGATCCCTGCCACGGCCCCTGGGCTCATCATCCTCTCGACTGCGACCCCGTGACCGGGGTTCGTCTTCGTCGCGGGTCCGCGAGCGGCGCGGCTCTTCCTCGTCTCTCGACCGGCGCGTTCCCCGGTCCTCATCGCGGTCACGGTTGCTGCTCATTGCTTTTCCTTTGCGTCTTGGTTTCGTACTCGTGCTTCGACAAAAAGTAGGCGGCGCTGCACAGGCGGACCGCTACATACAACACAAAGAGGCCGGCGACCCCCAGTGCTAGATACATGAAGAAGTTGAACTCCATCAGTCCTCCCGCCGACGGCGACGAGGCAGCATGTCGGGAGCTGCTTCTCGGATGGAGTCCTCGGCGAGCCTGGCGGCGCGTTCCGGGCGGCTTTCAGAAGTGGCCCGCACTGGACGCTCACGGGGCGCCCCTGCTGAGCGCACACTGAAGTATTGCCCGGTGTAGAGTTCGCCCAGGGTCTTCAAGCTGAAGCCCCGCTTGATCCAAGCATCGAGGATGCCTTGAGCGACTTCCAGGTCTTCCCGAGCCTTCTGGTGCCGGTCCCAGGCGCGGCCACGTTCGGCGTGCCGCAGGACCTTGCCCTTGATGCCGTCCACCGTGAGCTTGGCATCGCTGTCGCGGAACTCTTCGCTGAGGCGCGCTTCAATCTTGGCAAGGTCGTCCTTGCACTCGAGCATCCTGGAATTGAGGGTCGCCACCTCGGCGCTGATGCGCTCTTGGATATCGGCTTGAATCTCGAGTTCGTCATCGAGGCGGTGCTTGTTGACAACCAGCATGCCACGATACTTTTCGATGGTCTGTGAGGCCATGGGCTCTCCTTTCGCCTGATATATACCCAGATCAATCGTAGAGGAGCTTGCCGAAAGCCAGGAACAGGGGCGCGTTCTTCTCGCTGGGATTGCATGGCTTGCTGAAGGCCTGGAGGATATCGAGGAGGCGCGGCACATCCTTCATGTTCTTCGGCTTGGCGAGAACGGCAGCCACGTAGTTGGTCACGATAAGGCGCACGCTCTCGGCAGGCACGTCTTCGAGGCTCGTGAGGCACTTGGTCACATCGGACCAGTTGGGGTTGCCGAAGCAGAGCATGCGGCACAGCTCGATGACCTCGGTGTTCTCGCCGATGGTTGCCAAGAGCATGTTGGCTTCATCGAGGTCATCGCAAGCATGCACCTTGGCGAGGCCAGTGAGGGCCGCTCGTGGGGAGCCGTCGGCGGCCTCAGCAACGGCCGCCAGTAGGCCTTTGATGGGATCGAAGCCCTCGGCCTCCGTGACGCTCTCCAGTAGGTCCATGAGGGCGTCAAAGCGTACGGGCTTGAGGGCATAGCCTTGCGCTCGCGTGTTGATGGCTATCGGTACCTTACCGGGCTCAGTGCTGCAGAAGAAGAAGTAGACATGCTCGGGAGGCTCCTCCGTGATCTTGAGGAAGGCATCCCAGGCCTGCTTACTCAGGCGATGGCATTCGTCAACGATGACGCCTTTGCTGGGGTTGTCGCCGAAGCCGTTATAGCGGAGGCTCGCCGTGACCTCGCGAACATCATCCACGCCGCTCTTGGATGCCGCGTCGAATTCGATGAGCGTGGCGGGATCGCAGCCCATCTCGGCGGCAATGATGCGGGCCAGGGTAGTCTTGCCAGTGCCGCTTGGCCCCGTGAGCAAGTAGGTGTGGTTGGGCGCCCCAGACTTGAGGGTGGCCTGAATGCTCTTGACGATGGCATCTTGGCCGAGAACGTCCTTGAGCCGCTTGGGCCGGTACTTCGTGTGGATGGCCTCAGTCTTGACGGGGGTGGCTGCCGACGAATCGGAGTCGAGCTTCACTCTTGGCATTCTTTTTCCTTTCGGCCCGAACATGGGCGTTGTGATTGCGGGTGATGGTGCGGGCATGCTGGAGCATCTTGTCCGACCGGTCAGTGGCGAGGATGACTACTTTGCGGCTGGTCTTCTCCACGATCGGGATGCTGCTTGCATCCCTGGCGATGAGGTCCCAATCCTTGCGGAGCGGCACTTCCCAGAGGGCGAGCTGCTTAGCCATTGGGCTTCCTTTGCTTCTCAGCGGGAGGGGCTGGGCGCTCGTTGAACTCCTTCACGATGTGCCCCTCCAGAGCCTCAACCATGTGTGCCATGGCCGTGCTCATTGCCTTCTTGAACTGTTCAAAGACGTCGGGAAACATTTGGCCCACTTCGCGACTCATGGTGCCTATCAACTTGGCATTCTCCATGGTGCCGACTTCAGCGAAGTAAGCTGCTATGGTGTGCTCGCCTTCCTCGCGAATGGCGAGGCGATACATGGATGGCTTGCTCATCGCGCGTTGTCCTTTGCGTAAGGGTTGGGGATGCCGAAGAGGGCGTCACTGCGATATACCTTGACCTCCTCGAGTTGATGCCAACGCGGACCTACGGAGGCTTCCACCACCAGCGGCACGTTGATATAGTCGAAGCGGTGGCGGCACATCTCCAAGGCAATGCGGTCGATGCGCCCCATGTGGCCCTGCTCGGGAAGGATGAAGGTCAGATCATCGTGCACGTTCAGTTCGGGCTGTAGGTAGTCATCGTCCTCGGCCTCACTGAGTTCGCTGAGCGCCGTCATGCCTTCACCAACGATATCGAAAGCCGTGCCCTGAATGGGATGGTTGATGATCTGGTTCTTGGTCATGGGGCCGCGCCGCTTGCGGCCACCCAGCGTCTCTACATAGAGATTCTTGGCGTACTTCTCAAGCAAGCGCTCCTGCCAACGCTTCACGCCCTTGAACTCATCCCAGAACTCGTCGCCAAGCTCACCGGCCACATCTTCGGGCA